GTATCATTTCATGTGCAAATGAGCGTACTATATCCTTGGGATGTCTGCCTTCGGTGTATAACACGATAGTAGCATTGTTTGGGTTATAATACGCGGTTTTACCGAAGAAATCGCGCGCGTTATCGCTATCACCATCAACAAATTCAACTGTAGGTAAAGGTTCTATATTCATCCCTTTATCTAGCATATGTTGAGTTAATTCCATGATTTTAGCCTTCACATCTATTTCTCTACCATATGAAGCATTTTCAGTTAACATTTTAGGTAAAAGTATCCTTGTCTCTTTCCTTTCATGAACTACTTTAATACCTGGTATTTCTCTCTCAAAAAATCTGATGTTTAGTTTATCTCTTTGGCTGTTTACTTTTGATGAGTTTTTACCTTTAGTTGCAGACCATTTTACCACTTCAATAAGTGGGTTTCTATTATAAAAATAATCTTTAATTATTTCGGTTACTGTTGAAACTATTCTAAGGGGTTCATTTTCATTTGTTGGTTTAATCCAAGATTTTTCACCTTCTTTAATAGCCCCATATTCAACTTTTACTTCGGTTTTGGGTGTATTAATTAAATTTACAACATATTTTGTTCCTTTTGAATTTTCAAAAAGATATTCTGTGGTGTGGTTTTGATTTTCCTTTAGTGAAGAAGTAAAATTATAAGGTTTTAAACGGTTTTCTCTAACTGCTGGTTTTAAAATGTTAAATGCTTCTTCTTTTTCTTCACTTGAAAGTGATGGTGGTAAAAATTGAGCAAAAGCTTCAAAATTACCTGATTTTAATGTTTTACGAGCATTAGTACCGCTCATACCTTCATTTGAAGTTGTAATTATTTTAACTTCAACATTATTGTATTTATCTTCCTTTTTATCAATAGCGGCTGTACGAGTAGCTATATCGGATAAATCTTCATCATTTCCATCTCGAGCACCTAAAACCCAATATACTGTGTTTTCAGGATTATTCTTAGCATAACTGTAAACTGCACCTATTGGTGGTTTAGTAGATGCTTGAATTTCTACCTTCATAGGTAGATAATTTTGATAAATCCCCCATACTAGAATAGATTCAGCTTGTTCAATACCATCTCTAACACCCCCACCTACTAATACTATTAACTTATCTATTTCGGGGTATTGTTCTAGGGCTTCTTTAACAACCTGAAAATGGCCTGCTGTGGGTGGTTTAAAACCACCAGCATATAAAGCTATTACTTCTTGTTTACCCTCATTCAGGATACCATCTACTAAATACTTAGTTAATTGATTCATTATGAATTTAAAAATTTAGCTAATCTCATTTGTGCTTCTTCTTTAGACATGGTGTATTCAACTACATCATATATAAAGTCATCATCTAACATAGCTTGGATTTCTTGTTTATCTTTTGCTTTTTGCTCATCTGATTTCTTCTGTTGAGCTGGTGTTTTAGGTTTAGTGTCTTTAGGTGAGAATGGTTTAAGATATTTGTCTATAATCTTATCTATATTTTGCATTCTATCATCTAATGTATTAGCTACAGCAACAAAATTATTACCAAATAAATCAGCATATTTAGGTAAATTATCTGTTACACTTTTCCATGTACGCATCACAATAGCAGGTGCTAAACTTCTGTCTTCACCTTTTGATTTTTCATATCTATCTTGGTTTTGAGATAATGAACGTTCTAAATCAGTATAAACATAAAGCATAAATACACTATATCCTGCTTCTTCTAACTGTTGTTTTAATTCTGATGTTTTGTTGTATGAAGCTGCAGTGCCATCTAATATAAATGATTCTTTACCTTCAATAGTAGATTGTAATTTACCCTTAAATTCTTTATTAGCTGCAGCCATTGCTTTAGCCTGCTCGCTTCTTTCTTCAGGTGTTGCATTTTTTAGGTCTAAAGTAATGTTAGCCTGTTTAAGCATATCAATAAATGTATTATCAACATTTAATACTTTTATACCACCTAAATCTAAACCTTTAAGGATATATCCTTTACCGGCTCCAGGAGCACCTGCTAATATAATTGCTTTAGGGTTACCTTCTATTTCATTTAAGAGTCTTACTAGTGAAATCATTTAACGCGTGTTTTTGTAATAAATATTACAGTTTTCGTTTTACTTGCGTTTTAAATTCGGTGAAAATTGGCTTATGTGTTGGGTTTTCTAAATCAAACAATGTTTTAACTGTTTTAAAAATATCTAAATTTTCCTCTTGTGTACGTTTTGATTCATACATTTCCCAATTTTTACCTTGAATCTTACCTTCTGCTGCTTTACGTTTATTAGATTTTAACCAAAGTACACCATATCTATCGGCTTTTTTACCAAAACATTCTTCATAACATTTACCGTAAACTGCAGTTTGTAAATCATATGTTGTTTGGAGGTGGTTTGATGTTTTAAAATCAATAATCCAAAGTTCTGTTTTACCATCAATTTCAATCTCACATACCATATCACAAGTACCTGCTACTCTAAGTTCATCTGAGAATAAATGTACTTCAGTTTCAATTAATGTTGGGTTATATTCTTCCCAAAAATCTACAAAACGGAGGAACATTTGCCATACATCTGGGTGGTACATTGGACGTCCATGAGGTCCTAAAAATTTAAGTTCTTCACCTAGCAAAAATGCTTCACACATCTCATGCACTTGTGTGCCTTGTTCTGCTGCTTTTTTAACAATATGTTCAGAAGAGTATCCTACTTTCTTCAGCCAATCTTCAAAATATTTACCTTTTGGGTAAGTACCTAAAACATAGGTGATAGATGGGTAATATTCTCCGTTACGTTTATAGTAACGTGAATCTGGCATAGTAATTTGTTGTGCGTCCTCAGATATCTCTAAGATTCTGTTGTAGGAACGTTTAATGTTTCTTTTACTCATAGTAGTTGTAATTTCCTCTGCATCAAACCATATTGATCAATGGGAAATGTTTGTTGAATTAGTTTAGTGAAATCGTTAAATCCCATTTCACTTGGGTCTTTCCCTTCAAGATCCATAAAATAGACCTCTTTACCTTCATTTATAAAATATTCAGCAAACTTAAGTGCTTGCTTTTGAGCGTCAGTATCTAAAGCTATATAAATTTTTTCTACTTTAGAAGTGACGATTTTTTTCATTAAATTTTGTTGTATATTTTTGCCTAATAGCGGTATAGCATTTCTTTTAATGGCTATGGCGTCAAATGGTCCTTCGCACAGTATCAACGGTATATCCCAGTTGATAAACAAACCAAATGGTATGATATCACGTGATGCTTCTGGGTTACGATATTTAACAAATGGTTCTTTTTCAAATGATCTACCTGTAAAATAATTCAGATTTCCAGCTTCATCATAAGAGGGAATAATAACCATTTTAGCATATCTACCATACTCACAATATCCTATATTATACTTTTCAATGTCATCCTGTGTAATACCCCGGGATTTTAAATATGAAAAAGCATGCCGTGCTAAAATATCTCTACTACCTAAAATAGGTTTAAATTCTTCTGGTAGTTTTAGGTTGGTGGAGGTTGTTGATTTTTTATATTCAACTTCACTACCTATCAATTTTTTTAACTCTTCGTACTTATCAGATGAGGCTTTAACTTGCTTAAATATAGCCGAAATACGACTACCTTTTTTATTACAAGCCCAACAATGCCAAGGATTATATCCTTTTTTATGTTGTGTAAAGTTAACTTCTAATTTTGGTTTATGGTGGTTACAATAAGGGCAGTTATAGGCTTTATTACCTCTTGCTGTCCTTTTACCTGCACCTAATACAGAATCTACTAAATTGACTAATAGTTCATTTATCATAAATAACAATATACGAAACCTATCTTAGATATCAAAGTCTGAAGTGAAGAACTTACCGAGAATGTTATCATTAAAGAATTCTTCGGGTTTTTCTAAGGTTTGGTATACAAATAACCATTTTGTTTCGTAGTAAGTTAATAACTTTTTATTGGGAGCCAAAACTAGAATATCTCTTTCAAAATTTTCTATAGGTTCTGATTTTAATAATTCTAATAAGGATTTATTTGAACCATAATATGTTTTCCAATCAGATTCTTTTTTAATAACTTTATATTTAGGTTTTCTACCAGGTTGACCCTCGTATAAAGCTAAATCTTTTTTAGTTAATTTTGTTTTCCGTTGGTGGTGGAGTACTTTTTTACCAATATACATTTTTTGGGTAGGTAAATGTTTTACTTTGTAAACAAATCCAAAAGTATTGGGGGGAAAGGAAGAGAGATCTTCCATAATTTCACCTTTATAATTCCATTCCATATTTTAATTTTTAAGTATCAAACCCTACTACGATAGTAGTATCTGTAAATTGTGAGATTGGGGTTGGGTTAGATAGTTTTCCAACTGCTA